ATATATTTTTTAATATCCGAACGGTACCTCAATAAGAACTTGATGTTATATTCATTATCAATGATATCATCAAGTGCTTTTATTGATTCTAATCCGTAGGGTTTTTTAGTAGTCTTCTCTGGAAAGAGAAGTTTACTTTTAATATGAAATAAGGGAACTAACTCCTCACCGATCCGAGTAAAACCTCGCTCGGTGAAGACACAGCCCTCCGTGGTTAAGAAGTCTCCTTTATTAGACCACTCCTGATTCCATTCTTTTATACACTCTTTATAAGTATATATTAGAATCGGGTCAGGTGTCTGATGAAGACTGTCATCTCCATAAGAGAAAACAGATCCTTCTCGGAGAGGTCGATTTCTTAGAGTTCTGTTATATAAATAACCGCCATCTTGGAAATCTAACTTTGCCTTCGGAACACCTTTATCAATCCTTATGTTGTACATGTCTGTACTACTTAAGGCAGGTTTAGGTGTCCTGTATATAAATGTTGTAGTTATGGCATGCATAGCGCCCATCACCCAAAAACTGAGTGACATGCCCATATGTTGACCAAATAACTGCTTTTTAAATTCTAATTTCTGCAGAATTGAATTAATTTTGAAACGCTTCAACCTTATAGGAAAGTGTTGACGTGCATCAAGTAATTCGTCTGTAGATTCATATAGTCTAAAGAAAGAAAAACATAGTACAAGAATTCTCCTGTACATGCTATCTTCATTTTTAGTAACATGTACCCATATGTCCCATAGAACCTCTCTTGAGAGTCTAGGGTCCATATAATTGGTACAGCTTTTTAAATCACCCGAATGAAGTAAATTTCCAGGTTTATACTGTTTAATTATTTCTTCGTAGTAATATTTACTTTGTGTAAGAAGGTCTGTCGTATGATTATTACGAAGACACTCTTTGAAAGTATTTTTCATTAAACTACCTAAGTAGTTTATCTCAGGTAAAAACATTGTAAGAGGCCTTACCTTTCCTCCTCTAAATGACACTTGTGTCACTAGACAAGGTGGATGTAAGTCCCATTGTTCACAAGCTGCAGGTTCGTTACACTCATGGTAATGATCCGTTAGTTTAAAACAATGACTTGTTAATTGCTCTCGCAATGCCTGGGTATTTTTAATAATATGCCAAATCGTAGGATCGACCTGATACTCATCCTCATATTTAGAAGTAAATTCTTGATATATGGGATATTTTTTCAGTTCATGACTAAGAATGGCGAAAGAGCCCCCCATACACTCAGCGTTCAAAAGACAAGCTTTTGTCGATGAGAAACGGGTTTCTTTCTGTATTTCTACAGGTATAAAAGTTGCTGGTATAGACTCTTTGATCCAAACTGGATAATCATAAGGTCTAGCCATCAACAGGCTGGGTTCAATTTTAATGGTTGCTTCTCTTTTACAGAGAGCTCTCTTTAAAACTGATATCTGAAATGCAAATTCAAGATTGCGTGTATTACAAATAGGAATTTCTTGTTTCTCTTTTGTGATTGCACGCGCTCTGAATTGATCGCATAATTGGTTAAGGTAGTCAAAGC